TATAAAATATAAAGAATGGTTTGAACCATTTTGGAATTTCTTAAAATCACAAGGTTATGAATACATAGGTATGAGACATAATAGAAACTATTCTAATTTAATGACTCCTACTGAAGAATGTTTTAGAGATTTTAAGTTTGTTTCACGATTAGGAATAACACCTAAATGTCTGTATAAATATAATGGTATTAATGGTTATTTCTATGCATCAGTACTTTCTCCAAAGTATTTTAATTGGTCCCAACAAACTACTCATGCAGTAATAATTGATAGAGATTTAAATATAGTACACGATCCTAGTCCATCATATAAAGATCTTAAAAGATATCCATTGAGTAGAATACTTGGTTATAATGGATTGATTGATTTATATCTTATAGAAAAGATTTAATGAAGATAATAGAACTTAAAGAACATAAACTTGGTCTATATAAAGTAGAACCTCATTATAATTCTTATGAGTTCACTACATCAGCACAACACTTTAAAGAATTCAACTGTTATACAAGACATCCTATTAATCTATCACCAAATAGTCAATGGTATAAGTTTTGGGTAGAAGAAGCAAGGAGATGTTTATGGGGATATAATATAGGTAGAGACTGGATACCTGGTTATTTCTATTGGTATCTTAATTATTGTCCAATAGAAAAAGCTGTAAAGAAAGAAGATGCTATAAATGAAAGTCTTTTTACTTTACCAGAAACATCATTACAATTCAGTATATATGAAAAAGGTAAAAAAGACAAAGATTCATTTACAGTTGCACCACCAACATATGATGAAGTATTAACATTTCAAGGTGAAAAAGTAACTTCATTTGTAGATTTTTGGGAAAGTGATTATGAGTATTTTCATTATTTGGAAGAGGCTGAACAATCAGGAGAACATGCTGCTGTATTAAAGACAAGACGAAGGGGCTATAGTTATAAGGGTGGTTCTATGCTTAATCGTAATTTCTATCTTATTCCTAAATCAAAATCATTTGCATTTGCTAGTGAAAAGGAATATCTCTTAGTAGATGGTATTCTTACTAAAGCATGGGATATGATGGGTCATATAGAAACTAATACACCATGGGGTAAAAGAAAAAGTAAGATAGATACACAACTACATAAACGAGCATCATACATGAAACTACATAATGGTATCATGTCTGAACTTGGATTTGGTAGTGAAATAATAGGAGTGACATTTAAAAATAATCCAGATAAAGGTAGAGGTAAAGCAGGAAAATTAATATTATGGGAAGAAGCAGGTAAATTTCCTGATCTATTACAAGCATGGAATATATCACTTAAATCAATGTCACAAGGACGTATTACGTTTGGTCTTTCAATATGTTTTGGTACTGGAGGTACTGAGATTAATGACTTAATGGGACTTGAACAATTATGGAGTAGAGGCAGTGGATTTAGAGTTCATATGATAAAGAATAAATACGAACCAGAACTAGGATATGATCAGACAGCATTCTTTGTTAGTGAACAGAGGAATCATGAAATAGCAACTGATAAAGATGGTAATTCAAATGAACAAAAGGCATTAAAGTTTATTGAAGAAGATAGGATTCAATATTTAGAAAAGACTAAAAATAGAGAAATGTACTTGCGTTATTGTGCAGAAGGTCCTATTAAACCTTCAGAAGCATTAATGCAGATAGGTGGTAATATCTTTCCTACTGACTTACTTAAACAACAGAAAGCATACTTACTATCACATAAAGATACATATCTTAATAGTGCATGGATAGGTACTCTATTCATGAATCCAGAGACAGAGAAGATTGAATGGAAACCGGACCCTAATGTTATTCCAATAGATCATTATCCCCATACAGATATAGTAAACCTTAATGGTGGAGTAGTAATATACGAACCGCCTTATAAGAATAAGGATGGAATTATACCATATGGTATGTATATATCCGGTAATGATAACTATGATCATGATCAGTCAACTACTGATTCATTAGGATCTACATTTATAATGAATAGATTAACAAGACGTATAGTAGCTGAATATACTGGCAGACCATTAACAGCATCAATGTTTTACAATACTAATAGGTATCTATTAATGTATTATAATGCATTACAGAATCATGAGAATAACTTAGTAGGATTACTAACAGACATGAAGAAGCATAGATGTGAGTATTTATTATGTGATACACCTACTTCAATAAGGAATATAGTAGATGATAAAAGAGTACTAAGCAGGACAAAAGGAACACCAGGTACTGCACCTATCATTAAACATGGATTGGAATTAATACTGGAATGGTTATTAAGTCCTGCTGAAATAGGTACTGGAAGATTAATTTTGAATACTATAAGAAGTGTAGCATTAATAGATGAGTTAATATATCATAATAGCAAGGGGAACTTTGATAGAGTTTTAGCACTCTTGTATATGTTAATATTAGAAGAAGATTTATATCAACATAAACCTGATCTTGACCAGACAAAGAAGAAAGAGTTGCATCCATTCTTTGCAAACAACCCTTTAATTAAAGAGAATCAAAAAAACAATAATAATATAATTAAGATGAATTTTAATACTAAGGATATATGGGATAGATAATTTTCTATCTATATAATAATGGTGTAATTTGCGTAAATAAATCTATAAAATCATGTCTACAAAAATATTCAACTTCCCAAAACAGAAATTATCTTATAAGGATAAAACAAAAGATTGGGCCATTGAGAATGTAAAAGCAGGTATTACATTATCAGATTACGATCCGGGCAAGATACGTAAGACAAAAGAGGAAATGAAGTTGAACTATAATCTTGTATCAGGCAAGTTTGATGAGAAAGATGTTGACAGATCACTTAATCCACAGAACTTAAAAGGTGTTCACTTCCCTGCAAAGATTCAGAACTATCCAATAGAACTTACTAAACTAGATGTATTAAAAGGTGAAGAACTATCAAGACCTTTTAACTGGTACCTGAGAGCAACAAATGACCATGTAGTAATACAGAAAGAAGAAAAAGAGACTGATGAAGTAAAGAACTATATTGCCAGTACATTAGATAATCCAGATGTATCAGAAGCACAGATGAAGAGAGATCTTCAGAAGATGAAGAAATATTACAATTATGATTATCAGGATGAACGTGAAGAGATGGGTACACGATTATTACAACACTTATGGAAAACACAGAAGATACCTTATCTTACTACAGATGCATTCTATGATATAGTTACAGTAGCAGAAGAAGATTATGCTTGTGATATATTCCATGGAGAACCACGTAATAGAAAAGTAAGTCCTAAGTCTTTATCTATATTTGGTAATGGTGAGAGTAACTACATAGAAGATGCTATGATTATAGTAGAAGATAGTTATATGTCTACTGGAAGTATTACAGATTTATTCTATGATGAGTTAACAGAAGATCAGGTAACGCAATTAGATGAAGGAGTATTTAAAAACAGATTTGGGAATAACATAGTATTAGGTGGATCAATGAATCTGTCACAGGAATATGCTATGCAGGTAGGTACGCAGTTAGTTCCTTTATCCAGTAGTGATATATGGTCCTTTGCAGGAGGATATGATGATAATGGTAATGTTAGGGTAACAAGAGTATGTTGGCAGAGTAAAGTTAAGGTAGGTAAATTAACCTATTATGAAGATGGTGAAGAATTGAAGGACTATGTATCAGAAGACTATAAACCAAATTCAGCATATGGAGAAACTATTAAATGGGAATGGTTAACAGAATGGTGGCAGGGTTATAGGATTGGTAATGATATGTTTGTTAAGTTAGAGAGATTACCAAGACTAGGAATGACATTTACTAATCCTTCAAAGATAAAACCACCATATGTAGGAACAATATACAGTATAGGTAATAAAGCATATTCATTGGTAGATAGGATAAGACCTTATAAATACCTTTATAATATAACCATGACACGTGCAGAGATGGCATCGGCACGTAATAAAGGAATACTTGCAGAACTTGATCTTGCACGTATACCTGAAGGATGGGAACCGGATGTATGGATGATGTATGCAGAACTTAATGGATGGTTTATTACTGATTCATTTAAGGAAGGTAATGAAGGTGCAGCAATGGGTAAACTATTAAATAACATTAATAATAGGGCACCATCTACAATGAACCTTGATTCATCACAGGTTATAATGGCTAACCTTGAATTCGCCAGATATATAAAGAATGAGATAAATGAGATAACAGGTATTACACCACAGCGTGAAGGTGCAATGCAGAATAGGGAAACACTAGGAGGTATAAACAAATCAATACAACAGTCATCATTTATTACAGAACCATATTTCTATATACATGATAATACTAAGTTAAGGCTTCTTGAACTTAATCTTGAAACAGCAAAGCATTGTTATAAGGATCAGGAATTCTCACTTAACATGATGGATGATGGTTTGATAGGTAAGGTCCTTAAAGTAAATGGTAAGATGTTATCTGAAACAGCTTATGGAATGTACCTTAGTGATGGAAAAGATGATAGTGAACTATTCCAGTATATCCGGCAGTATGCTCATGCAGCCCTGCAGAATGATACCAGTAAGTTTAAGGATATCTTTGAGATAATGAAATCAAAGAGTATAGCTGCAGTAGGAAGAAAGATGGAAGAGGCAGAGGATGAAAGAGTAGCTGAAAAAGAACTTGATGCACAGAGAGCCAATGAAGCACAGATGAGTGCAACAGAAGCACAGATCAAATGGGATCAGATGAAGTTTGAGCAGATGACACAGATTGAGATGAAGAAGCTAGAGAATGAGATCACTATGAAGATGATTGATATGGAAGGTCTCAAATATAAAACAGATGCAACAACTGATATACAAAGGTCACAGATAGAGAAAGATATTAAAGTATCACAGGATAAACTCAAAGGACAGCTGGAAGCAATGAGAGAAAAGAATGAACAATTCAATAGAAAACTTATTGAAGAGAGACAGAAGTTTAATGAACAGATGGCAGAAAAGAGAAGGAGTAAATCAAAGGTTGCATAATTAATGTGGAGATTAATAGTATTGAATAATTATATAATAAAGATATTTTTGAAATAAACTTAAACGTGGTGAATAAGTTTTAGTGTTAAATTAAAAAGAGTTAAAATTGTTTAATTAAAAATGTAGCAGACAAAATGGGACAAGAAAAAAACGGATCATCCAGTGCATTTTCAGGAGTAAATATTGAAACACTTGAAAAAGGTCTTGGTATGATTATGCCAGGTGGAGGTGAACCATCAGGCGAAAAAGAACCCGATGAGGTAAAGAAAGAAACTAAGCAGAGTCTTGATCTGTCATTTTTCTCACAGAAGATGCAGATACCAGAGACGGAAGAAGAAATAAAGAAAGCAGCAGGAGTAAAGAAAGTAGAAAATGAAAGTGGTGCAGGATCTGATGAAGAAGAAGATTCTAAAAAACAAGGTAAAGGGGGAGAGGATGTCGTTATAAAAGAAGATTCACCACTTTATCTCCATGCTGCTACACTTCATGAAGAAGGCATTCTCCCCACCCTTGATCTTGAAAGCCTTAAAGGTAAACCATTTAAAGAAGCAATGCAACTTTTTAAAGATGCAGAGAAAAAGTATTTTGAAGATGCACGCGATGAGTATAAGAATTCATTAAACGACAGACAGAAAGAATACATTGATCTTCTTGAAATAGGAATACCACAGGAACAAATTGAACATCAATTTTCTGTAGAAGATGCTTATTCTAAGGTTACTGATCAATTACTGTCAGATGATACTGATTTGCAGAAACAGATTATCACACAGAATCTAAAGTTAAAAGGACTATCTGATACTAAGGTACAGGTATTTCTAAAAGCTGCAGAAGATGGTGAGACACTATTTGAAGAAGCAAAAGAATCACGAGACAGTATTAATGCATATATAGCAGAACAGAAACAGAAAACCATTACAGAAGCTAAGAATGCACAGATCGAAGCAGATAAGAAAGAAGTAGAACTACAGAAAGAGATCAAAACAACTATTGACAAATTAGATGAGATCCTTCCAGGCATAAAGATTAGTGCTGCAGAAAAGACTAAACTTTATGATTTTATGACTAAACCTGTTGAAGAAAAAGTAGTAGCTGGTAAAAAGGTTCCTATTGATCTTATTAACAAAACACGTTCAGAAAACAAAGTCTTATTTGATCTTAAACTAAAGTACTTTATTAATCTTGGTTTATTTAATGAAGATAACAAGACTGATCTTACAAAGATCATGAAGAAAGTTACTTCATCTAATGCTGACAAACTTGCTTTAAGACTTAAAGAAGAGCCAGGAGGACCAGATGGTAAAGGAGTTAAGTTTGAGAAAGACGAAGATGGAAAGAACAAACAACCAGTAAAAATTATTTTTCCAACATTTAAATAAATATTGAATTATGAAACTTATTTCACCACTTCAGGAGTATGAACCGAAAGATTTTAGTGGACTAGTTACCACTAATCATATGGGTGCTTTATATCAGGAGAATCCTACAGAAACATCCAATCTGGTTACACTCATGTATCGTGCTAATAAAGGAATGAACTTTGGCATGATACTAAAGCAATTCACACCTTTCTACTGTAAGACAGATGCTGATTTTCGTTGGCACTTACAGGGAGATAGCAGGAAGAACGTATCACTTGTCGAATGTCTTGTTAATGGTTCAGCAGTAGCTGCCACTTCAAAAGCAGGACTAGCAGGTGCAAGGTTTGTTCTTATATTTCCTGAAAGGTACTTCTCCGACACTAACCTTATTGTTGGTGAAAGGAATTCAGTCTATCCAATACGTGTTGTAGGTATTCCTGAACCTTATGGTGCAGGTCTATGGGCTTATAACTGCGAACTCTTTACAGGAGATCAGACACTCTTTATACCTTATGAAGAACTGGTAGCAGGTAAGAAGTTTTCAAAAGAATGGAGTATCGTATCCAAGACTTTATCAGTAAAAGGTGGAACACCTAACTATACAAGTCCTTTCGCTATGAGAAACGTTTTCTCAATGATACGTATGGAAGATACACGTCCAGGTAATATGATCAGTCGTCCAGTTGCTTTCTCATGGCCAGTAATTGATGAGAATGGAAAACAGCAGTTTATGACTACATGGACACAGTATGCTGACTGGGAATTTGAACAGCAGTTTCAGGATGCAAAGGATAAACTTTTGAACTTTGCTACCCTTAACAGAACTGATGATGGTAAGTTTTTACAGAAAGATATTTCTGGTTTCACTATTGAGCAGGGAGCAGGTCTGGAACAACAGATCGAATCATCCAATATCTCTTTCTACAATGGATTTGAATTAGATATCAAATGGCTCCTAGAGCATATCATGGACCTTACAGATAATGAAAAAGGTTATGGTGAGACACGTAAAGTTGTAATGCGTACAGGTAAATGGGGAGCATATCAGTGGCACTTAGCATTGAAAGATTATGCATCTCTTATCACTCCATTAACTACAGATAAGTTTATATATGACACCAATGGTGGATTTGGTATTAAAGATAATTTCCTTGAATATCGTGGTCCTGATGGTTCAGTCATAAGTGTACTTGTTGATCCTGCATTTGATGATAAAGAACGTAATAAGATTATGCATCCATCTGGTAAAGGTGTTGCTAAATCATACGAATATCAGATCCTCAATGTAGGTAAGGTAGGTGGAGAAGATAATATCCGTCCTGTTTATCAGGAAGGTGGAGAAGATATCATGGGTTGTGAACCAGGTCTTCGTGATCCGTTCCAGCCTAATATGCCAAAAAGATTTATGTCTAATGGAAAAGATGGTTATACCATTCATAGGGCATTCGTTGGTGGCATGATGGTAAAAGATCCTACACGTTGCGCAACAATCCGTCCTTCAGTTCTGTCATAACAAAAAGTTAACTAAATAAAAATAATGTAGCAGTATGGAAACTTTAATGACAGAAACTTTAAAAGCAAGAAGAAAAGGATACATAAGATTCGGAAAAGTGAGAGTAGAGCCTATTAAACGGAGTAGCGACTGGTTACCCGGAGAATCAGACTCTGCTTTCATGAATACCGGAGCAAAGATTGAATATGTGGTACCAAGATTACAGAGATCAGGACAGTTACTTGATCCGCTTGAAGATCTTACTATGGAACAGAAAGATTCAGTAGCAAGAGAATTAGGGTATAAGAGTGCTGATGATCTTAATGTAAACAAGAAAGACAAAGAGAACTTTTGGGTCAACAGACCAGTGTTCATTGATAAGAATGGTAAGTTCCTTGATTTATCCAATATAGGTGATTTCATTTCCTATAAGATACTGGAAGTAAACTATGATACTATTGCTCCTTCATTTGAAGAGAGATATAATAAAGGTACATTTAAGTTTGCTTTAGTATTTGAGGAAGAGAAAGCTAAGATGGGTAACTCTAAGATAGATGCTAAAAAATCAGCATATATGTTATTTGGTAAGATAGATGGATCAGCAAAGAAGATGGCTGATTTCATGTGGATATATTATCTTACTGATAAGGAAGCAAAAAGACTACCTAATAATCCAAGTATTGATTATCTACGTGGAGAAATAGGAAGAGTAATTGAAGAGAAAACTGGAACATTCCTTTCTATTATGTCTGATGAAAGTTTTGAAGATAAGGTACTTATTCAGAAGTCTATCAACAATGCATTAATAACAAGAGATGGACAGATGTTTACAGTGTTTGGTGAGCCTACTTCAAAGAATACATTGGAAGGTCTAATAGGTTATTTAAAAGATGAACGTAACAACAATATACGTTTATCACTATTAGGTAAACTAGATGCTATTGAGAATCAGTTTGTAAAAGAAGTAAAGGATTCTATTAAACCAGAAAAAGGAGTAGTTGATCCTAGTACAGATTTCCTTTCACGACTAGAGCAGATAGAATCACTTTCAAAAGAAACTCTGGAAAAGAATAATGAGTTGCTTGAAAAGAATGTTGAACTTGCTAAACAGAATGAAGAACTACAGAATAAATTAAGAGTTATTGAAGAACAAAGAAATTCAATGACTACTGATGATAAAGTAGTGGAAAAGAAAAAAGGTGGTAGACCACCAAAGAAAGAGGAATTTAAATTACCAGAATAGAAGATGACAACAGCAGAGATGATAACAGCTTTTAATGTACACTATGATATAGTGAACTTAGAAGGACCTGGTTATGAAGATTCAGAAATACTTGTTCTTCTTAATCAGTCACAGTCTATTGAAGTACTTAAAGAAGTAGCTAAGAGAAACTGGACCGTGTTATCAAATCTGTTAGTAAACGAACAAGGTACTCTTGCTGCAGGACTGAACTACAATTATACTAAGTTGTTCACTCCTGCACCTAGTACTGAATACATGGCATACATAAGTTCAAAGAGTAAAGTTACACGTGCAAATTACAGAGCCATTACTACTGCAGGTGGTGAATGGATCGAAAACATACCAATAGAAAAAGAGTTATCAGGTAAATATCTTACTAATACTATTAATCAACCAATACTATTACAACCAAGAGTATTTGAAGATACATTAAAGAAGATTACAGTTATATACGATAAGAATACAACTTTTGCAGGAGCAAATGATTTCTATCTTGAATATGTAAGAAAACCTGATGATATAACATCCATTGCTGATTGTGAAGTAAATGATATACTACATGAGAGGATAGTTAATACAGCAGTAAGTCTTGCTAAGAAAGTATTTAATCCTAATGAATCAGGTAATAGTGTACAGACAGATATGATGATTAATAAAACGGTATAATGACTACATATGAGCTTCAACATAGATTTGATCTGGAAGTAGCCAAACATGGTATACAGGATCCTGTTATGTCAGTAATAGTTGAGGATCATCTTAATTATGCTTATAACCAGTATATAACTGAGAAGTATGATAGTCTTATTAATCCGGTAGAGAAGTTTGAAGTAACAGAAAGAATAACAAGGATACTAGCACCATTACTTGATGACTTTACGGAAGTGACAACCTTTACATCAACAACAGTAAATAGTCCTTATGGTTATTATGTTACAGGACCAACTACATTACAATATGTAATAAAGGATTATGCTACTATAAGCACTACTGATTGTGATGGAGATACAGTACAGAGAAGGGCAAGGATAATACCAATGAAACATAAGATGGTAGAATCCAATAAGAATAATCCATTCCTTGCACCTTCTGATGAGATAGATGCTGAGATATGGAGATTAACTAATTCAGGTAGGAAGATTGAATTGATACTTGCAGAAGGACAGACATTAGTAAAATATGTTTGTAGGTTTATTAAAAAACAGACTGCAATTAATCTTATTACAGGAGTTACAATAGAGATAGATGATTCAGTACATGAAGAAATAGCGGTGAGAGCTGCATATATGTATCTTGGAGATTTAAGTAAAACTAAAAATAAAGAAAATGTTTAGTTTAAGAATTTTAAGGAAAAGACTATTAACGAAAAAAACAAGAGTGAAAAAAGAAAAACCTCTTGTAAAAGAAAAAACAAATCTTCAGTCAAAACCCGTCTACGCTTACGTAGGTAACGAATTGAAAGGAGATTGGGATTCTGTAACTAAGTGCGCATCTGCACTTGGTATGTCACGACCTGCTGTAAAGAAGGCTATCGAAGAAGGTACTATTCTTGACAATGGGTTTAAGTTAACATTAACCAAATAAAAATTATTTAAAATGGAACAGTCACACATTCTTAATTTGCTGATTGCAGGTAGCGATAGTACGGTACCAGTGACAGCAGGTGCTGCCTACATCACCTCGTATTCGAGTCTTGATGATGGTGCATTCTCTGTATGTAATGATCAGAACCTTGTTCTGGATGCAACTACAGTCCTAACAAATGATAGAGTATCTATGCATGGTATTCGTCTTGTAGGACGTTATGGAACTAAACTTGTTTATTCAGATCTGATTGAACAGGATGATATTATCACTGCAGTAGGTATTGAAACTGCTGCTGCTGCTGAGCAGATAACATACATTGGATATACCGGATCGGCAAATTCATTAGCTGTTATTAATGATAATGTTTATGGTCTTAATATTCAACTTGATTCAATAGGAAGAACAGGAAGAGGTAATCCTTATCCTATTGATCTTATGTATCGTTCAGATGCTGCAGCTACACAGACAAGTGTTGCATTTGGTCTTATGGATCTTATTGTACCTACTCTTGCAAAGAATGCAGAGGCAGCTATTAAGGCAGAACTTATTAACTCATGGACAGTAACTGCTGCTAATGGTACTAAGACAGGACAGGAAACAACTGTAGTACAGGGTTCAAAGTTTGTAACCTTCGAAACAGACCTAGCTTATGCTGCTGCTGCTGCAACTGTTACTGTAGGTGATCTTCTACGTATTGGGACAGTAGGAGGTGGAACAGCTCTTTCCAGTTCAGTATATAAAGTAGTTGCTCTTACTTCAGCTACAGTAGTAGAACTTGACAGACCAGTACTTGAAGCATCAGGTACCTATGATGATGTTGGTGGTACATCTGACCTTGAAGTAATACCTGCAGCTAATATAGCTAACTATGGTATTCGTCTTACTGGTGTAGCTCCTACATATTCAGTAGGTAAGAGACCATGGAGTAAATATACATTCAAAGTAGGTCTTACTAATTTTGGTTCAACAATTGTTACTGAGAGTACACGTGCATCTCTTGGTAAAGGATTAGAGAATCAGTTAAGAGATCTTGAATGGTTCACACAGGGTGAAGGTGGTGCTAAATATCGTGCAGATTGGGCATCTAATTCATATACATCACGTGTTGATACATCAGCTACATATAAGCAGATTGCTATTACATGGGCATCAAAGAGCAGGACAGAATCTATTGGTGGTCCTGGTCATAATCCAAAACAACTTATTATAGCACTTAATAGTACTGCTGATAATAATGATGCTAATGATATCATCATAGATGTGTTGGAAGCATACACCGGAATAGAACTACTTGCTAGTTACTAGTATATTAAAGTAATAGGGGTAAGTAATTGTGCTTACCTCTTTTACTTTTTTTTAATATTTAAATTATAATAAAATGTTTACCCCAGTAATAGACCTAGAAGTAAGAACAAGATCAACAGTATTAAGATTCACTGATACTACAGGACCTGATACTGGTGATGGAACAAAATGGGATGGAGTAGCAGGATTAGATTCAACTAATGTAAGTGCTGCAACATTAGTTATTACTGATCCTAATGCATTAGTTACAACACTTAATGTAAAAGCATTAATTACAGCAGCAGATCCTGTACTTACAGATATAGTATTTACAGACATAACAGGAGAATGGGTTGATGGATATTATTCAGTAGTTTATAATGTTTGGATGGCAGCTACTAACATAACAGCATTTGCTGATTATTCTGCTACAGTTGCCGGAACAGTTAAAGTTACTTCTGCAACACATTTACTTGAAACAGGAATGAAAGTAACTATTGCAGCAAGTACAAATTACAATGGAACATTCGATGTAACAAAGATAGATGCAAATAATTATTATATTGTTGATACATGGGTAGCTGATGATGCAGCAGGAACAAGTACACCATTACATAGTAATACATTTGTACCATTTGTATTCTCCAACGTAGAGATGGCATTAGATAAGATGTATGCTATATTTGCAGAGATGGATGAGAGTACGGAAGGAGATGAGTATTTAAAACATATAGAGTTATGTAATGGATTACTTAATGCATTAAAGAGTGCAATAACCACTACAACAGTAGCAAGAGTAAATAACATTTATGGAAGGATAACAAGAATACTTGACTTTAATAATATGGATTTAGTTTATAGTTAAGAGCATGGGAAAAGGTTCTATCATATTAAAGAGTGATCCACAGATTGAAGGTAGTGTTATAAATCAGTTAATAGAACACTATGAGGATAAGAATCTTATTATCAATGATACTGATATGGGTACTCAGGGAGTACAGGGTACTACAGGAACTCAATCAGCACAGGGTATTCAGGGGATTACTGGCACACAAGGTATTCAGGGGTTACAAGGAATACAAGGTGTGCAAAGTATTCAAGGTACAACAGGTAGTCAGGGTGCTACTGGTTTGCAAGGAATATTAGGAACACAAGGTACTTCAGGGACTACAGGAGATGCCGGATCACAGGGTACACAAGGAGTACAGGGTATTCAAGGTATTAAAGGTACTCAGGGAACTAAAGGTAATCAAGGTATATCAGGTGGAGCAGTAGCACAAGGATGGACAGGATCACAAGGAATACAGGGTATACAGGGAATACAGGGAGTACAAGGCACTCAGGGAGTACAAGGAGTACAGGGAACTACAGGCATTCAGGGTAGTCTTGGTATACAAGGAATAAATGGGGAAGCTGCAGCGCAAGGATTTATGGGATATCAAGGTATACAGGGAACCCAGGGAGTTACTGTGCAGGGACAAATTGGAAGTCAGGGAGTGCAGGGTAATCCAGGTGTGCAGGGTTCTACTTCACAGGGAATACAAGGAGCAACAGGAGCTGGTACACAAGGTATACAAGGACCAGTTGGTCTTACAGTACAAGGGATACAAGGTACTCAGGGAGTTACTGTACAAGGACAAACAGGATCACAAGGTTTAACTGGATCAGGAGGAGGAATAGGACAACAAGGAACTCAGGGAATACAAGGATTAACTGGTGCTGGAACACAAGGAATTACAGGTTCACAAGGAAGTACAGGTGTAACAGGTTCGCAGGGAACACAGGGAGTAACAGTACAGGGCCAGACTGGTTCACAGGGTAGTACTGGTGCAGGTGGTGGAGTTGGACAGCAGGGTACGCAAGGTATACAAGGTATTACAGGATCTGGTATACAAGGTGCTATAGGATCACAGGGAACTACAGGAACTATAAATGTAACGTCAGGCACAGCAAATCCAAGTGGGGGATCAGATGGTGATGTATATTTCCAATATGATTAAGTTTATAATGACACAACAGACACATATTAAAATTAGTGGTGTATGGAAACCTGTACGTATAATATGGGAGAAAGTATCAGGTAGTTGGAAATATCATGTTGTTTCTAAAATGAATGTAGCATCTGTCTGGAAAACATGTCAGTCTTATACAGCTTTACCTGGTGAAATACCATATATACAGGGAGGCTCTAATACAGGAACAGTACCATCAGGAGGAGGATGGACAGGTTATACTTATCCAATAATTAATACTTCAGCATCCACACCATTTAAATGTACAGCATTATCATCTATAAGTATGACAGCAGGTAATGGAACTACATCATTTTATGTTGGATTGCAGGGAATACATACTACACAACAAATGTGTGCAGCAACAGCTGATATACGATTAACAATAGTACATCCTATATATGGAACTGAAACAAATATAATATCAAGTTCATTATCATTATTAAATACTGCAAAGGTACAAGTCAATGTAGATTTAAGTAGTTGGGATTGGGGATTACATGGGACAAGTTGGAGAACAGACGATGTAGGGACAGTTACAATAGAAAATATTACATATGGAGCATATGCTGCATGTGTGTGAAATAGTTTATATTTGTTATTAAATAGTGTAGCAGTAATAACATAATACCAATTAATGAATAGAAATTTATGTAAAACAGTAATTGAAAACGGAGGAACAATAACACCATTAATAATCCCTAGTGAAGATACACAAGGATTAGGTCTTATGAATCCTTCAATATTGATAGATGGAGATAGAATATTAGTTAATTTAA